TAAGCCAGATGTAGAAAAACTCAAAGAGCAAGCAGCTCAATGGGCTACTTTACAACTAGACAAAATGTACATGGAGCAGACAAACCCCACTATCAACATGTATAACGTAGAAAGAAAGGTTAGTGCATACGAAGGACAGCAAGATAAAAAGTCTATTGAGAAGATGCTTAAGAACTTCTATGATGTTACATTGCCTAAGGCTCCTAAAGATCAGTCTTACGAAATGCAGAAACAAATAGAGAAAGCATATCAAAGTCAAAGGAATAGATTAATTAATGCAGAGTCTAAAGAAATTGAAAACCAATCACCCGATTAAAAACATATTGACAAAACAGCAATTAAAACTAACTTTGTATTGTCGGGCGAAAGCCGAGTGGCAACACTGTAAAAGATAAACAAAATGGACAATTCACAATTACTAAACGAACAGGCTAAGAAACTTAGACAATTAGCCAACACCCTTGAGTCTGCTACAGCGTATCAGACATCTGGGCAGAACAGATTACGAGTGTCGATAGAAGCAAGTAATGCTACTGTTAGCACAAGTTGTACTCTTTCTACTGCTACCATGCGTCAAACACTTGGCGGTGATTTGCAGTTTGGTCTTCCTATGAGGGCTTCAGAAACTCTTACCGATCCTGTAGATCGTTTTAGAGTATCTCAGCCTCAGTCAATGATTGATACTGACTTTGAATATGGTACACAGCCAACAAAGTGGGAAACAATCAATATGACCAACTACAGACCTTATGCTACTTACAACGTACAAACTCCTTTGGCTGTTACTGCAATCTCTAGTACAGCAGGTTCACGTGTAATTAGTGTAACTACTGGTACTTCTATAAGTGCTGGTTCTCCAGTATTTATTCAAGATGCTACTTTTGAAGGTGCGAATGGTTTGTTCACTGCAAACACAACAGGCACAACCTTTACTTATACTGCAGCATTCCCTGCACCAACTACAGGTTCAATCTTGAACTCAAACGTAACTGCAGTTTATCAAGGGCAAATTTACACAGGTGCTGCTATTGGCGGTGCCCCTACCTTTGCTTGGACTTCTGGTTTAGCAATACCTGTAACTACTACTATTCCTCACGGACTTGCACTAGGAAACGAAATTGTAGTAACTGGTTCTTCTCAAGCAAACGCAAACGGTGCTTGGATTGTTGCTCGTATTGTTTCTGAAACACAATTTATATACTACTCAAGTATTGCTCCTGCTGCTAACCCTACGGGTGGTTCTATATTTGTTCGTCCTGTAGGATCTGTATTGCACAGAGCATTTGATGGTGGTGTTAAATTCTCGTCTAACGCTTCTTCTGCCAATGAAATGTTGGTTCGTCAGACTCGTAAATACTTCCGTTATCAATCTGGTAAAGGTGTTATGATGTCTACAGGTTCTATTATGAAGCCATCATTCAACCCTGATTTGATTACTTCTGTTGGAACTACAGTTACAGTCAATACTAAAGAAGCTCACAACTTACAGTTTGGTGCTAGTATTACTGTTGCTGGTTGTATTGAAACTGCTTACAATGGTACATTTACAGTAACAGGAGTTATTACTCCTACTAGATTTACTTATACTGCTCTTTCTACACCATCTGCTGCTTCTGCTTCAGGACAATACCAAGTAAACGTAAACTCTTGGGTTGGCTCTAGTGTTCGTATTGGTATGTATGACGATCAGAATGGTTTGTTCTTTGAATTTGACGGAACTAACTTGTTTGCTGTACGTAGGGCATCTACATATCAAATTTCTGGTTCCGCAGTAGTATCAAACGGTGGTACAACTGTTACAGGTACTGGTTCTGAGTATTCAACCCAGTTGAGTCCTAATGACATGGTTGTGATTAAGGGACAATCTTACAAAGTTTGTCGTGTAATTAGTGATACTCAATTTACAATTAACCCTGCCTATAGAGGACCTTCAATTGTAGCTCCTTCTTACGCTTTTGTAACTAAAACTATTGATACTAAAATACCACAGTCTGCTTGGAACATTGATAGAATGAATGGAGCAGGTGGAACAGTTAACCCATCCGGCTTTAACTTAGATTTGTCTAAGATGCAGATGTTCTACATCGACTATTCTTGGTACGGTGCGGGACCGATTCGTTGGGGATTCCGTGGTGCTAACGGTGCGGTAACTTATTGCCACAAATTAGCCAACAACAACGTAAACCTTGAGGCATACATGAGAACAGGTAACTTACCTGCTCGTTATGAAACAAGTACCGTTCCTGTTGCAACTAGAATTTCAGCAAGTATAGGTGCTGGAGATACTACAATCAACGTAGCAGATGCAAGTGCTTTCCCTAACAGTGGAATTATCGTAGTAAACAACGGCTCAACCATTGAGCATATGAATTACACAGGTAAAACTACTAACACATTTACAGGAGTAACTAGAGCAAGAGCAGGCGAACCTGCAGGTATTGCTGTTACTATTGCTATTGGTTCTGTAGTAGGTACTGTAGCATCTTCTGCTAACTTGCAAGTAGGACAGCGTGTTATTTCTGCAGGATTCCCTGATGGAACATATGTTGTAGGTGTGTCTGGAACTACTATTACTTTTGCTTACGCTGCAACTACTTTGAACCCAACAGGAGTTATTTTTTCTCCTATGTCTGCAACCACAGGCCAAGCTTTTACTTTCAACGTAAATGCCCCTATTGGAGTTGAGTTTGGTGGACCTACTGCTGCACCGATTATCTCTCACTGGGGATCTTCAGTAATCATGGATGGTCGTTTTGATGAAGATAAACAGTTCATCTTTACTTCAGGTACAACTACTGCTTTGTCAGTTCCTACATTAGGAAACAGGTTTGCTTTGATGTCTATCCGTCTTGCTCCTTCAGTAAGTTCTGGTTTGACAGGTGCCTTCGGTATTCGTGAGATTATCAATCGCATGCAGTTGTCTTTGTTCAGTATTGGTATCTACGCACAAGGTAACTACTTGGTATCACTTGTTCTTAATGGAACCGTAAGTGCTGCTGACACTTGGACTAACGTGGGAGGTTCTTCTCTTGCTCAAGTTTGTTTCCACGGTGCAGGACGTACAATGGTAGGTGGTGAGGTTGTGGGTGGTTTCTATGTAAACTCAGGTGGTACTACTTATGGTACTTCTACTTACGACTTGAGACAGATTCGAGATTTGTCTAACTCAATCTTGGGTGGAGGAACAACTACTGTAAATACTCAGTTCTATCCTGATGGTCCAGATATCTTGACTGTTATGGTACAGGCTTTGACTACAGGTACATCTAACGTATTCGGACGCTTATCTTGGACTGAAGCTCAAGCATAATGAAAAGCTCTTTGTTAGCTATATCTTTTACTACAGTTTGTGCATTCGTTGGCAGTTACTTCTTGAAGTTAACTGCCGACAATGCCGAACAGTACTTGGCCATCGTGGCGGTAGTATTCATCGACGGATTTTTCGGTGTGTGGGCAGGTACAAAGTTAGAAGGATTCAAAACTTTCAAAGCAGTTAGCGTAGTCAAGACTTTAATAGTTTGGATATTTATGCTTACAGGTATACTTATGATTGAAAGAGGATTCCAGGGTACATTCTGGTTAAGTGAAACCATCTGTGCTCCCTTTATCTTGTTTCAGTTGATAAGTGCCCTTAAAAACGCTGCTAGAGCTGGCTTAATAAAGAACGAACTACTCCAGATAATTTTGGAAAAAATTGACCAACACAAAGTAAATGAAAAATAGATTTGAAGTTATTACAATAGGGCTACTGTTAATCGCAGTAGCCTTTTTGTTATGGGAGAGACAATCCCTAAATAGCGGAAGCGAAGAAAAGTTCATGGCTTACATGGACTCAATGGAAAAACGTAACGAGACCTTCCTTAGCAGGGTGGACTCATTATCTACACTTAAACATGAACAATTTAGTTATTATGAAAAAATCAACCTCAAGTATGACACTATTCAGATTGCTCTTGATACTATGCCTGACATTGACGGCACCAAGTATCTACTCACAATCTCTAGACAGCTTACCGCTAAAGGAGTTGAATAACGAGTTTCTTAAGGGCATCAAAGCACGGGAACGTGTAGTTGTTCTTAAGACTATTATTCACCTGGATAGCCAGCAACTGGGCCTCTACAAGGACTCAATCGTTCCTAGTTATCAACAGATGGTAGAAGTGTCTAAAAAAGAAGTCTATGACCTTAACAGAACCATTGACCGTAAGAACGCAGAGATGAAGTTCTACCGTTACGGTTTTATAGGTATGTCTATTCTAGCCATTCTTGGCTTTATTATTTAACCCATGAAAAAACTTATATTCTTACTAGTATTCCTAACCTCTGTGAGCATTTACGCCCAGAGGGATAGTGTGTTCATTAAAACCCCGATATACTCTTGCGTATACTCAGAGGTTCTCCAACAGCCTAAACGTGTGTGGTACACAGTACAATGCCCTACAGGAGCGTATCCTCGTAAAGGGATGGACTTCTACACTAACGATAGTGTGATTACTTCTGATGGAAAGGATTATGAAGCCAACGTATGGGACAAAGGACACTGTGCCCCGGCTGCTGACTTTAACTGCACAAGAGAAACTCTATGGCAGACGTTTTCGTATTTGAATTGTATTCTCCAGCACGAGAAATTAAATAGAGGTGCTTGGAGATTGCTTGAAGCTTATGAGCGTCAACTGGCATTAACAAAGGTGGTGAAGGTGCAGATAGACGTAATTTATGCTAAGAATGCAGTCAAACTACCAACAGGTGCTACTATTCCTACAGCCTTTAGAAAAACAATTAGTTTTGATAATAAAAAAGAAATCTATTACTTTGTAAATGAAGCTCCAAGTTCAACAGACTTTAAGCTTTATTTAATAAAGTAAACTATGGATTTACAGGCACTTAGATTTAAGATAAATGAATTTTATCTTGAGTCAAAAAATAGAGAGTATCCAAACTCTGTATTAGTTACTAACGAACAATATAAAGATTTCCTTAAGGAGATGTTTAGAGTTCCTGACTTCTCTGAGATTCCTGAAGGGATATTCATCGCTTCGATTGAGGGACTCAAGGTTGTCTTCACAGATGAACTAGAAGAACCTAGGGTACTAAAAATGTAAAGGGGAGCGAACTCCCCTTTTTCATTTTACTTTTTTACTACTGTAGGACCACCGGTCATTTCAAAGAAAGCCTTAATCTCAGCTACTTCTTTCAACTCAATGGTGATTGGTTCACTGGTAACTTCAAACTTCTTGATTTTTACCGGAACCTTCTGCTTAGTTTGGGGATCAATCTTGTACTCGTACTCTACGGGATTCAATTTATCCACGTTACGATTTAAGATTACTGCTAAACCTTCCTTTACAGGATAGGTCATAACTACTGAGTCCAGGTCAAATGAATAACCTGTCTCTGGCACGAACTCCATCTCGTCCTCGTGCTCTACTTTTTTCTTCTCTGTGTAATAGAATAATCTCATGATTTTTTGTTCTTGGGTTTGCTTGGGTAATGCTTACGTTTCTTCTTTACAGGCTCTTTGACTTCAGGTGTAGGCTTTTGCTCTTGAACAGGCTCTTGCACAGGTTCTTGAGTCGGCTCTTGCATGGGTTTATTGTCCATAGCAACTAAACCCTCACTAGGAAGGAAGTTTAGATCTCCTACTTTAACAGGTTCTTGAACCTCAATTAAGTCTTCTTCTCTTACGAACAAGTCTGCTGGTGGAGGCTGAGGAGCTTCTGCTTGCAGTACTTCATCCATGATGTCATTGGCTGCTTCTTCGGTAGGACTAACTTCTGGACTATTTACGCTAAATACTGCTATTAAAATAAACAGCAACACTATGAATCCGGCTAAATATAATACAACTTGCATATCTATAGTCTTAACTCCAGATGATTGAGATATCCATGTCTCTAACCATAATACGGTCAGCCCCATCGATGTGTAGAATTTCTGCATAGGCAAGTACACTTGGAGATACATACACAACGTCTCCGGTTTTGTAATCGGAAACCTCGTCACCTACTGAGAAAACCTCAAGGTGTGTGTACTTCTTCATTTCTTCTTGCATTAGTTGCTCTTTGGTCTCTGGAGATAACTCTAGTCCCAAATCATTGGTCTCAGGCTTGTTCAATAGAACTCTCTTGCCTTTAAGTTTGAATGTGCTCATAATTTTATTTTTTGTGTTTGTATTGAATTGCTTTTACTCCACAGTTACCAAGCAGCTTAATGCCTGCCTCATCTCTGTATTTATTGATAAAGTAAACAGTTTTGATGCCACTCTGGATTATAAGCTTAGCACATTCTAAACAGCATGAGTGCGTAATATACATAGTCGCTCCCTCAGTTGATATTGGTGACTTACAAGCCTTTGTAATGGCATTAGACTCTGCGTGAAGGACGTAACTAAAGGTTACATCTTGTTCTTCACACTTGTTTGGCATATTAGTAGGGGTACCATTATACCCAAAGGATATAATGTTCCCATCCTTGACAATGATAGCCCCTACTTTTAACCGTTCACAGTAGGATTCTTCGGCTACTCTCAGTGCTAAATCTAAATAAAGTTGTAACTTTTTTAATGCATTCATAAATTATACCTATAGATTTCTTTTGAGTGATCTATTCTCATAATTAAATCGGTGTGCAAGTTAGTAACTTTTTTGAATTCATCCGAATAGTTACTAGGAATCATATGCTTTAATTTGTAAAAATCGTCTTGGTATACGTGACCAATTTTAAATACAAGCATCCTGTGATTTTTAACTCCTACATCGTACCAGTCATAGAAAGCCTGAAAACTAGATACTTTCTCTTCTAGTGTAGCATAGAATCTAGCTGACGTGTCAAATAGAAATAAGATACAATTCTGGTACCTGCACCTATGTCCGTAGTCATCTATGTAAACATTAACTAGACCTGACTCTACTAGCATAGGCAAAGAACCCTTGTTGAAAATAAGACCAGCAAATAACTTGCTGGTCATATTAAATCTATTTAAGTCCACGTTACTTTCCATTGTCTAACTTAGGCAAAGTTATTAACCTAAGACCTTCATTTTGATAATCCTCCATAGGGTAGTCCCATAGGTCATTCTCACTGTGCCAAGTAAAACGTCTAATGGCTTGGTCAAATCCCTCATACTCCTTACTTACCATTTTGCCGCCAAATCTACCGAAGTCTATAATCTCATGCCCGGCCTCAAATACTAAAGGAGTTCCTGGACTAGTCTGACTCTCTACGATAAACTTAAATGGCTTAATTACAGTACAGTTATACTTTTGACAGTAATTGCCTAAGAACAAGCCCATAGTATAAAAAGATGCTTGGAAGTCATAACGAAGTTTCCAGAACATAGAAATCCAATTGGTTGTCTTTACGTTGGTAGTCTTGATATCGATAGGATACAAATAACCCATCTCATTATCTACTACTAACATATCCAACAGACCTTTGCATGGTACTCCATTGTACTCAAACTCAATAGGTACTTGATAGTGTACGTCATACCTTTCGTTCTGTTGGAAGAACTTGGCTGTGTACCGGTGATTAAGGAGGCTGTCTTTAATAGCGTAAATCTGTACTAACTGCTGAGAAGTAATTACAGTCTTAGTCTCACCAGCTAATAATGCATCATAGTACTCCTTACCTTCTACCTTAAATCGCTCTATTACTTTCTCAAAGGAATCTCTTTTGAAGCCTACAGTACTGTAAGCAATCTCTGCTGCTTCGGGATTACCTTTGTTTACGAACAGTTCCCATACAAAGTCACCCATCTGTCCTGTAGGTCTCTCTACGTTACTGATGTGGAATCTTTCATGGAATACTTCCTCTGACTGGGTGATAAGAATATCTACTGCATCCCCTACAACAATATTTGCTTTAGGTTCGTCAAACTCTGTGTCGTAACTAGAGTTCAGAAATTCTGTTGGGTGAATCAAAATTTTCTTTAGACGGCTTTGACTCACTGCCGTACTGTCCAGGTATGCTTGATCGGTTATCATTTGTTGATTTCAATTAAAAGGGTAAAATAAAGCCAACCTATGTGTAGGCAATAGCTTTTTGTCTTGGTTTTAGAGTAACTAATAAGAGGAGTTAAGTAGAAAAATACGTAAGGATAATCCCTTTGTCCGTACTTTTTCTTGTAAAAGTTATACGCTGTAATTTCAGTCTTGCCTAAGATCATTGTATTCAGGTTTTTCTCTTAACACATAGGCAAGGAACATGGCATTACACTGAATGTGTCCTACATGCTCAATGCCACTCTCTGGATCTACCAACTCACCCTCAAGTAACTTGAAGGTGTGTCTAAGCATACTCTCAATAATCTGAGAAGCAGGCATACCTTTCTTCCAGTTATTCTTGCTGTACTTAAGGCAGCCATACTCTAGTACTCGTACCATAGGTTCAATAGACTTGTAGTCTACTAAAGACCATTGTACTTTACCTTGGTTGTAGCGTAGGGCTTGCTTGTCCCTCTCAATCAGTGCTTGAGTAAAGTCATCGACTTCCTTCTCAATCTCATCTTTAATCGACTTGTTTTCCATAATCTTTAGTTGGTTCTGGGATGGTTACATCAAGAATGTTACGCCCAAATTCGATAACATCTTGGATAAATTTAAGTACCTCTGACTTCTTAGCTTTAGCTAGAGACATTGGTATCTTTTTGAATTCTCCTTCAAAGAGAACTTCTTCGTACAGGTACATAGTTTTAAGGATACTCATCGTCTCATCTTTAGTGAATGTAGTACCTTCTAGTTCCTCGAATCGTTCCTTGATAATAGGTAGAACCATACCATAGAAGTAAGCTAACTGAGGTAAAGTACGCTTAGAGTCTACTCTAATAATACTTATCTCTACGTTAACCTCTGGTTCGCCTAGCATCAATTCTGAGAAGTAAGATTGCATAAGTTCCTTATCTACCTTGAGGTAAATATTGCCGTCGATATTCTTACTGAGTTTCCCCGGCAGGTGTATTCTCGTTACTGACATCTTGTTTTTCTAATTCTTCAAGTAATCTAAAAGCTAACTCTTCGTCTTTTTCTAGTTGACTCTTTAATCTATGCTTACCAAAAGCCAAGTCAATCTGTTTAATAAAGAAAGAGTTAGTGCCTTTAGCACTACTTATTGCTTTGTATAAGTCTGTGTTAACATACTCACGGATAAATTGATATTGGATGTTAAGGGCCTTCGCTAATAGGTAGGCCCTTCTTACATCCTTCATTATCTGTTCTTCAGTTGGTTTTTTCACCGTCTAATCTCTCCTTCTCACTTGCTAGAAACTCGTCTAATGCTTTCTTTAACTCATCTTTCTCCCCGTCAATCAGTGGTCCCCAATAGTCATCATCAAACTCTTCTAGAATATCTTCTAGGGTTTTGTAGTGACCATCATCAATCCAGTTCATTACGTCATCCCAAAAACATTCTGGGTTGTGCTTCTGTTGGAATTGACGATGACTCATTTGAACCTCATCAAAGTTTCCCTTAGCATCAATAGTGAATTCTCCCGCAAAATCCATTCCGCCTTCTTCATAAAAACCTTCGAGTTCTAGCTTAAACTCTTGCGCAAGTTTAATAAAGAAAGGTATTACAGGACTCCAAGCAGAATCTCCACAGATAGTAAGTGAGCCATCTTCAGGATCTATATCAAACTCTGCTTCAAACCACTTAGAACCCCAGTCTTGATAAACATCCCAAGACTTAGTATCGTCTGGGTCTTCCTCCTTACCGTCTACTTCAGGGAAGAATTTTGGATAAATACCACTCCAGCAACTAACGTAACTTCCTAAACTATCTCCTTCTTTAGATAAGATAGTAACTATCGCTTGTAAGCGAGTCAGGTCCTTTTCAGAACCCGACCCACTAACATAGTTATAACAATGATTTGCCATGTTAAAATTGATGAAACATTAAAGGACCTCCTAGTGAAATTGACTCTTGTAGGAAAATAACACCTGCATCGTTACCCTCATGGTCTCTACTAGCGTAGAAGCTGGTGCCGTCTTCCATTCTAATTACAAGGAAGTCTTCAGTCCAACCCATTCTTTCTACTTCTTCGTTAGATGCATAGCGGATCTCTACAATTTTCTTATCTTTAAGTAAGCTATTGGCTAACTCTAGTCTTTCTACTTGATTTTCTAACCTAGTCATTCTCCAGTTCTCTTTGTTCGTTAATAAAATTTGCCTCCTCATCCCTTAGATGATCAAAGGCAGGATCATCGTCGTAGTCGATTGTATCTTCTTCAGATAGGTTAGTTAAAACTAACTCTCCATCTACAAACAACTCTTCAGTAGGTTCTTCCCCGTTGTCTGCTGCAGACATAAGTTCAGCAGTATCATAGATAGTTTCAGTATAAGCATTCTCTATCTCATCAATCTCATTATTCTCATAGAGTTCTTTAGCAATACGTTTTGCATCGTCAAGATTCTCTGCTTGAATAGTTGCTGTAGTACGATACCAAATAGTATGTTTGGCATCAAGTTCAATCTTGAAGCTTTCCATTACTCTGCTGCCCAACCAAAGAAGTGATAGATACCTGGCTTTTGATTCTTGTCGTGCTTGTACTTGATTCTAGCAACAACAGGACTGCAACTAACCAATACTCTCTCCATGATAACTGTAGTACTACTTCCAGTTTTTTCTGTGTACATACGGGCTAGTTTAACAGCATCAGTTTTATGTGCACTACTGTTAATCTTCTTACCGTGATTATCTAGTACAAAGTAAACCAAGTCCCACTTCTTAGTACCAGGCACTACTATGTCTTCTACTTGAGTTTTAATCTTAAGCTTGTTCTGTACTGGCTCTGACTCACAAATACCCCAGCAAGGGGCAAACTTAGAGGTATTATCATAGTTCTTGTCTATGAACTCTCTCAAAGATAATTTACTTCTCTTCCACTCAGCAGTTTTGTCTACAAACCCTGCTGTGGTACTGATCGTACCATTGTAACTGTCGTGACCATACTCACTAATAGCATCATCTACTAGTGCTTGATACGCTTGCTGCATTGAATTAGCTCTTGTTTTGTCGTAAAATTGACTTGCTCCCATAATTTTAAGGTTTAGTTTAGTTTATTTTTTAAATAGTTTTAACACGTTCTCAGCAAATACTATTAACTCTTCTTTGCTGGCATTATTTTTCATACTGTTTGCTTTTTTGGACATTACCCACACATTACCTTTTACATAGCCTTTGGTAGGATCTATTCTATCTAAAGAGTGTGTATACTCGTAGTTATGTTGAGTTCCTGGAATTAGTTTACATCCAAGTAATGGGCAGGTTTCCGTGTAAGGTATGTCTTCTATCTCTAGATCAAAATCAAATCCTCTAGTTTTTGCCCTAGCTCTTACTTGACAAATAAGTTTTTTTCGGAAATCTTGTTTACTCCAAGACTCTCTTTTTTTAGCGTTAAGTTCGTCTTTTCTGGTCTCTCGTAACTTACCCATGTAAATCCTTGCTTGCTCTCTTTTACCTTCTCTGTAAGCAGCATAGCAAGATTTACAATTGTAAGTATGACCATCGTGAGTCCCTTTTGCTAGGTAAAACTCTGATAAATTTTTTTCTATTAAACACTTAGTACATGTCTTCATATTACAAATATACAAAGTTTTTTAAATTATCCTACACATACTTTGGATAATTTATTTCTTCCAATACATATCTATTGTAGGCTCTGCTTTAAGTCTAATTCTTTTACAAAAAACATCTCCTGCTTTTTCCATAGATTTTTGAAGGAATTGTGCTGCTTCTTCTCCTAGACTTTCTGGACACTCTACCAAGTATTCATCATGCACAGCGTTGATTAATTTAACTGTGAATAGTAGTTTGTTTGGCACAAGGTATTCTTCCCAAAAATAAATACCTGCTAGTTTAGTGATTTCAGCAGACTCCCCCTGTATACTGTAATTGAGGGACATACGTTCTATTTGACCTTTCTTACTGAAGAAGGTAGATACTTGCTGTTTAATTTTAGAGTAAGATGCTGTTTTGTGTTCTCTGTGTTTTTTGTAGTTATCCCAAAAGCCCTTAACACCTACAGCTTTCTTTGCTTCGAGAAACTCATCGTAATAGTCCACGTAGGACTTCTTACCTGTTACTGCCGAGATTAGTACATAGCCATTGTCTACGCCAAATTTCTTGGCTTCATCAAAGTAGGCTTTTAATCCCGGAAACGCAGCAAAGTATGCATCGTAAATCTTCTGTCCCTGCTCAACGCTTAATCCTAGTTGGTCGGCAATACCTATGCCGCTACCACCGTAGTTAATTGCAAAGCCAGCAACCTTAGCAGATTGACGCTTATCCTTGTGCTTCTTTTTAATCTCATCTAAGTCCATACCATCTAACTCGTCATACATCTTGGATGCAACGAAGCTGTGCATGTCACCCAGATTCTTATCGTAAAACTCTAGTAAGTTAGCGTCAAGACATTTGTTCACTAGAACAATCTGTTCTTGACCTGTGTAGTCGCATCCAATGATAACATTACCATTCTCTGCTACAAAACAACTGCGTGTCTCTTCATCGCTAGGTATGTTTTGCAGGTTAGGGTATGCTTCACCGGTTTCTTTGTTTCTACCACCACTAGATAGACGACCTGTGTTCATTAACTGTTTGTACTGTGTGTGGATTCTACCGCTTACAGGATTGATTAATCTAATCCAGTTCTCTCCGTAAGTACCTAAATCCTTTTGAGCCTGCTTGTAGTTCAGGTAATTCCCAATGATTGGGAATTCTTTAATAAATTTACCCAAGTGACTAGCCTCTATCGTATCCTTCTCCACGCCCTTCTCTATGACTTTAGTATCTACACCTAGAGCCTTAAAGAACTCGACTACTTGCTGGGAAGAGTTCCAGTTAACACTTGCCTTGACTTGAGTGTTGAATATATCCAACTGACGTTCGATAAACTTAACCATCTTATTCTCAAGCACAAACTCGTTAAGTTCTGCCTCAGCCTTTTCTAGGTCAAGCTTAGTCTTGTTCATTTTGATTCGCCACTTACTCTCGTCTAGTTTGATACCACAGTACTCGATGTAAGCCAGAACCTTTACAAACCTATTGTCAAGTTCAATTGACTTTAACGAACCTTGCTTCTCAAGTATCTCTAGTTGAATCTCTTTGAGTTTATGCAGGTAAGCAACGTCAAGTGCAGAGTAAAGAATAAATGACGGAGTGAACTTACCATTGATATTCTTACGCTCGGTCTTGTCTAGTACGATTCCCAAGTGACGATAGACGCACGCATCTAAACCACATCTGTGACTATCTATACCTAACCTAGTGGTCTTCTCGCCTAAGAAAGTATCGTAAACCTTGTAAGGAATAATCCTCTCATGGTACAAGAACTTCAAGTCGAACTTCAAGTTGTGGCCGATAAGCTCTTTGGTCTCTAACAACTCTTTGAAAAACTGAATGTCTACACTCTTTACGTCTATTACAAACTGGTGTACATCGTTACCTAGTTGTATTGTGACTAGATCGGTTGTGTAGGGATCAAATCCCAAAGTCTCGGAGTCAAAACCTAGCGTGTCTTTAGTTTGAAGTAAAGACAAGGCCTGTTCTTTGCTACAAAAGACAATGTTATCCTCAGGCTTCAGCTTGAGGTTTCTGATAACTGCTGGGTCCTCTGTTACAAATCCTATCATCGCTTAACTAGTTTACTAACAATACTGAAATACTGGTACCAACAATCTTCCATCAAGGCTAATCTTTGGTCACTAGATAATGATTGAAACTCTAACTTCTCTAAGGCTACTTTGTAGATGTCATAAATCTCTCTACGGTCCGTGTTGTTCATCTTTAGACTAGTAGCTGCAAGTTCTAATAGTGTCTCAGTCGTTTCTTCTCCCCAAACATTATTGATGGATTTACCTAAGTTCCAAACGTGGTGAGGTGTATACATGTTACAAGTAGGGCATCCAGGAAGCATATTGCGTACGTCAAATCGAGTGATACTCTTTGTTCTACTCACAAAGTGACAGCATTGTAAACTTTTTCTAGGCATTCTTACTTCACAGGCATAGCATTTTTCTTCAAAGGCGGCTCTAATCAACCAAGAAGTGATTTGGTCTAACTTAGCTTGGGTGATGGTACTTGCCTTCTTCTCACGCACCTTAGCACGTTTTTCCTTTAACTTCTCTTTTTGTGATTTTTTCACACAAACAGCACATAACTTCTTCGTTTTGTTAGCAAACGGACGTTTTTTGCCACATTCTGTACAAATTGTCTCTACTAAGGGTTTTTCAATTACCCCTTTAATAGGCACCTTTTTAACTGTTTTTCTCAGCATAAACAAATATAATAAATAAAATTAAAGGGCAAAAGAATTCTCTTGCCCTTAACATAGAAAGTTATAACCTGCAAAATTAAGCAGGTTCAAGTCCTACCAAATGGTAAGTCTTGTCGATGGTTGGGTCTACAAATTCCCTGTAGATTGTATCAAAACCTTTCTGATTGGTTCTGAAAGCAATACCACTCATCAAAGCATTACGCTTGGCCTCAATATCCTTGTAGGTAAGCATATGGTTTGTGTAGCGAGTCACAGCGTTAAATAAACCGTAAGCAGTTTCTCCGTGAGTATTGAACTCGTTGGTCATTGCTACACGGAAGTTATTCAAACGGTTCTTGGTACGAGTGAACTCTTCGTCACCACCAATAATGCTAAGCAAGAACTCATCAGTAATCTTACTAGGTACTGTTGTCTTGCTCATCTGCACCATCATTTCAATCAATGCTTCTTCCTGAAACACAGAGTTACGGAGTTGAGCACTAATCAAAGAGATTTTTGCTTTTGAGTTAGCGGTGTGACGAACACGTTGCATGTCCTTCAAGGCAGAGAAGAATGTGTTAGCACAAACTACTACTACGTTGGTGGTACCAAAACCGATAGGTGCTGAACCATCATGTGAAGTTAAAGCAGTCAAGAATCGCTTAGAGTCTGAACCACCGATGCGAACATCAGGTAATTCTAACTGAAAGTAAACCTTCTGACCACTACCAAGCATACCTGCTCTGGTAATTTTTAGGTTCTGTTGACCGGCAGCTTCATATAGAGTTTCTGCAATCTCATAGTTTTGCGTAGGAGTGTACTTACTACCTACAATACCTAGACATGCTTGGGTGTCATCTCTAAAGATACCGAAGCCTTGTGTTTCTTGTCCTTGTGGGCCATAAAGAGTGTGTTTACTTACAGTCCAGTTGGCATTAGCTTGTTCTAAAATTTGTTCTACTGACATAATTAGTTTGTTGTGTTTGTTGGGTTGGTTTTTTCGGTTGATTCTGCGATTTTACTTACTTCTGTGTGTCTGGCATTTTCCTTGAGGAAAGCATTCAGATTCTCAAGTTCCCTTATCTGACCGGCAACAGTACAGTAGTCGTACTCGGTTGATTGTGTAAGGGTCTTGATTGATTCCATTCGATCATTAATGTGTTTAATTAAACTAGCC